GACTCAAAAACTACTTTTGATAGCACTTGGAAAAAAGATACAAGAAAAATCAAAATAGTTGAGGGAATGTGCTTTATAACAGATGATATAAGAGATACATTTAAAAATTATTGGCTAGGAATTTACATAAATGACTATAACAATAAAATGAATTTCTGCTCTAATGTTACTAAGGTTTATTTTAAAGAAATGGCTCCAAATGTATTAAGTGGAGATTATGACAATAAGATAGAAATAGACTTAGAAGCACAAAAGAGATTAATTGTTTTAGATGGAAAAGACCCAGAGGAAATGACAGAAATGGAAATCTTAAAATACCCTAGTGGTGATGATGTGTTTTTAACTGGTGATGTTAGATTTGCAGATACAATGTCAAATCTTTCAATTTTAATAAAGATGTGATAGGAGGTAAAAATGGCAGATACAAATATAAGAGGTTATCATACCATTGCAGGTGCTCATGGGACTCTTTGGATAGACAATGAAAAAATAGCAGAATTTACAAAAGTAAATGCAAAAGTAACAGCTGACAGAAAAGATGTACAATTAGGGTTATCTGTTGATAGTAAGATAGTGGCTCTAAAAGGTGAAGGAAGTGTTACTCTTGAAAAAGTATACTCAAGAGGAAAAAAGATACTTCAGAAATTGTTAAAGGGTAGAGATGTTAGAGTTAGGATAGTAACTAATCTAGCTGATCCAGATACACCAGGAAAACAAGAAGAAAGAATCTCACTTGATAATGTTTGGTTCAATTCAATAGACTTGATCAATATTACAAAAGGCGAAATTGTTGAGGAAGAATATCCATTTGGATTTACACCAGAGGATTTGAAATATGAAAATGATATAAAATAGGAGGGTAAAATGTTAGTTAGTGTAGAAGAATTAATAAAAAGAGGAAAAGAAAGGGAAAAAAAGAAAAAATTTAAGGTTTTAGTGAAAGAATTAGATAGAGAGATTGAGTGTGAAACAGTAAGTCGTAAAGAATACTTAGAGATGATTTTAAATAACAATCAAGATACAGATGTTGAAATTATTTATAATTCGTGTTCTATTTTTAGAGATGACAAGTTAATTAATGAGTTAAAATGTAGCATGAACCCAACAGAAGTAGTAGAGAAAATTTTATCATTTTCAACTATTTATTCATTGGCAAAAACAATTTTAGAACAGTCAGATATATCTCAAAGTGGAAATGTAAGTAAATTTATTTCAGTTATGGATGAAGATATAAAAAACTAATAAAAACGGATTGGATAGCCTTCACAATATCTAAGTATGTGTTGAGGGGCTATCCTCTCCGTGAACTTCAAATTTTATCTAAAAGTGAACTATATTTTTTATATAGAATTTTAGTTGAAGAAATGAGTTGACTTAATAGTATTATAAAAGTATAATAAAAAAAAGACTAAAAGGTGGTGAATTCTAAATGTTAGGTTTAATTATATTTATTCTTATAATAGTATATGCTGGAAAATATTATAGATGGACTGAAAGATTAGGTTATTTTAAATCTATGGGAATTACTGCTTTAGTTGTATTTAGTGTTGTTGGACTTGCTATAATAGTAGGAAATGCTAATTGAAAAAAATATCGCTTTATAAAGGGAGAGTATTATGAAAAAAATTTTATTAATAATATTTATTTTTATTTCTACTATTAGTTTTGCAAAAATATATACAAAAGGAAATTATCCATATACAATGAAAGTTGAACAAATAGAGAAATTACAATATTTGGCTAAAACTGGGAATAAATCAGCTTATACAGATTACGCTAATACTTTAATTACTTCAGGTGAATTAGGTAAATTACCAGCTGGGGAAGAAGTTCAAATAGCTGAATTAGGAAATTATATGGAATTTGTAAAAATTAGATTTGTAAAGAATCAAATAGAAGTTTGGACTATTAGAGATGCAATAGAAAATAGATAGCATTAAAATTATAGAGAGTTTTTAACTCTCTTTTTCTTTTTAGGAGGATTTATGAAAAATGAATAGAAAATCAAAGCAAAAAAGCAGAAAAAATAAAAGATATCAAAGAAAATTATATAAAAAAGTACTATCTCATCTATCTAATTTAAAAGATGAAATAGTGCAAGAATTAAAAAATATGGAAATAAAAGTAAAATTATAATTTCCAAGCCTTTAACTTCTTTAAAAAATTTGCTAAAATAAGTAAAATATATTAGAATAAATTATATTTAAAAAGAGGGGTTGGAGTTATGTTTTTAACATTTATTATCTTCACTGGAATAGCTATTTTTGTTGTATTAATGTATCAAGATTATCTAAAAGAAAAGGAAGAATTAAAACAATATGGAGATTTTCTAAAAAATACAAATGTAACATTAGATGAGTTTGTAGAAGAAAGAGATAAAATGGATAAAAAATTTTCTACAAATGATGTTCTTTGGGCTATTTATAATAAAAGACTATTAAGTCATTTCTTTAAAAAAGATTTTGGATTATACAGAAATACATTGTTAGATATGGCAGAAATGCTACATAGGGAAAAAAGAAAAAAAGAAGAACTGAGATTTTATTTAAAAGTTTTATATTGCGATTTAAGTGGAAAGGGTAATAATAATTCAACAGATTCTAAGAAAATGTTAATAATCATACCTCATATATATAACAGATTATCGAAACTAAAACAATATTTTACTGAGAATATGATTGATGATTGTTTCGAAGTAAAATTACCTTTTCACTATTGTAATAAAGAAATATTTACAAATATTGTAAATGATATTTTCTTAGAAGAAAATTTAACTATAATTTTGGATAAATATTTAGATAAGATGAAAAAAGAGCCTAAAAAAGCTCAACCTATTGATTATAATGATATAATTAATGGAACTTGGGAAGATGACGACTAAAATATAAGAGCCAGTAAAAAGGCTCTTTTATTTTTTAAAAATTTCTCTTGACTTTTTGCCGACAACAATTTATAATATTGTTGTCGTCAGAAAGGAGTGTGAGAAATGGATGACAAAAAAAAGATAGGGAGACCTAAATCTTTAAAGCCAAAATCAATAAAATTGACAGTTAGAGTTGATGAAGAAACTAATAAGATTTTAGAAGATTACTGCAATAGGAAAAATAAAACTATTGTAGAAGGTGTAAGAGATGGAATAAACTATTTGAAAGAAAAATAAAAGAGATAGATTACACAAGCCTGAGAAACTTACAATCTATCTCTCCACCAAAGTATTGGTATGTAAATATTATACACTGCATACCTCTATTTTGGCAACTAAAAAATTAAAATGGAGGTATTTTTTATGTATGCAAATATGGAAAAGGTAATCAAAGAAAGTAGAAAACACTTAACGACTTATTATGATATGACATTTGACCAATTAAATGATATTAGAGATAATTCAAAAGGAATTTTTGAAATGATACATAAAGCATTTATGTTTGGATTTGGTCAAGGTATAAAATGTCAAAAGAAAAGAGGTAAAGTGAATAAAAATGGAAAATAAATTAGTAAAAATAAATAATGTAGAACTTGGAATAAAAGAATATAAAAAAGAAAGAGTTATAACTGCTTGGGATATAGCAAAAGTTCATAATAAAACTGTAAGTGAAATTAATCAAATTTTTAAAAATAATAGAAGCAAATTTATTTTAGGAGAAGATTATTTTCCTTTAACTCCAATAGAATTTTCTGAATCATTTAAACTGATTCAGGATTTTATTCCTAATAATGTTAAAGAAATACCGTTATTTACTGAAAGTGGATATCTGATGTTAGTAAAAACATTTACAGATGATTTGAGTTGGGAAATACAAAGACAATTAGTTAAAGGATATTTTAAACTTAAAGAACTTAAATCAAGTGTAGATAAAGATAAAAGACTTGAAATAATGGAAAAAAATGCAAATGTAAGAATGGCTAAAATGTTGAAATCTTTAATACCATTCTCAAAAAGTGAAAGATATAAGGAAATATTGGTATCAGAAGCAACAAAAGTTTTAACAGGTAGAGAGTTAATTCCACCACCAGAAGTGGAAGCTAAAACTATAACTGCCACTCAAATAGCAGAGATATTAGGAGTATCTGTTCAAAAGATAGGTATCATTTCTAATAAATACAACTTAAAAACAGAACAAAATGGATATTGGGTTCACGAAAAAGCAAAGTATTGTAATAAAGAAATTCCTAATTTTAGATATTTTGAAAGTGCAATAGAAGAATTTAGAAAATATATTTAATCAAACACTAAGAGCAGTTTTAAACTGCTCTTTTTTATTTGGAGGTGAGAAAATTTGGAACATGTATTAAGTGCAACCCTTGAGCTTAAAGATAAGTTTACTTCAAAAATAAAATCAGCTAGTAAAGAATTAGGAGCTTTCACCAAAAATACAACACATGTGAAAGGGGCAGTAAAGGAAACTGCTGATTGTATAAGAAATAGTCTTGGAACTCTAAATAAACTAACAATTGGGTTTGGGGCTTTTAAAGGAATTATGGCAGGATTTGATTTTATAAAAGATGTTTATACAGGTTATGCTAAATTAGATGCAGCTATTACAAGAAATAGAGGAATAATGAGAGCTTCAATTGAGGATACTGAAAAATTAAAAGCTCAAGTACTAGAACTTGGTAAAACAATGCCTTTTACGGCACAAGAAGTTGCAGAGGCTCAATACTATCAAGCTATGGCTGGAATGAAAACTAATGAGGTATTAGAATTAACACCGAAACTTTTAAAAATGTCTATTGCATCAGGACAGGATTTGGCAAGTACGTCAGATATATTAACAGATAATATTTCAGCTTTTGGTTTAGCTTTGGAAGATGCTGATAGACTTATGGATGTTATGGTGGCGACAGCTAATAATGCTAATACAGATATAGCTAGACTAGGTGAAGCATATAAGTATGTGGCATCAACTTCAAAAAGTTTTGAGAGTATGGAAGAGGTAAATATATTATTAGGAACTCTTGCTAATAATGGAATAAAGTCAGGACAAGCAGGAAGAAACTTAGCAGCTGTCTATACAAGGCTTGCAAAATCTACTCCTGACATAGATAAAGCTTTAAAAGTTATGAATTTAAAGTTGTATGATAGTCAAGGTAAATTTAAAGGTTTAAGAAAAATTGTAGAAGAAATGAGACCGATACTTGCTAGAATGACTGATGAACAAAGAAACTATATTTTAACTACTATTTTCGGTTCTGAACAGATGAGAATTATAACTTCACTCTTAGGAACATCTAAAGAAGGTTTTGATACTCTTGCTAACTCTATATATAATTCCAAAGGAGCATCAGAAGATTTTTATAATCTACAAAAAGATACACCTGAAAATAAAATAAAAGCATTGGCTAGTGCTTGGGATAATTTGAAACTACATATAGGAGAAGCAGCTGCACCAGCTATAACAAGTCTCATTGAAAATTTAACTGGAAAAATTATTGAATTAACAGAAAGTGATACATTTTCCAAAGAAAATGTTCAAGCTTTTTTTGACACTGTGATAAGTTACCTAAATACAACAATAGATTTGGTTTCTGATTTAGCAACATTATTAGAACCTGTTATATGGGGGCTTAAAGTAGTAGGAAAAACCGCAGAAGTCGGAGGAAATATTGGTTCTTATTTAACAACAGGAAAATCAACAAATCAAAATAAGCTTGAAAGTGAAATAATAGCTATTGATAATAAGATTATGGAAATGAATCCACAAACTGTTGAAGAAGAAGAAAAAAGAAAAAAGTTATTTTTTGAGAATGAGAAAAGAAAAAAAGAATATTGGGATGAGTACGGAAAAACTATTGATAAAAGAGCAGAAGCAGGAAATCCTCATGCAAAAAAAGATTTGATTTTTAAACCAGTATCCTATGATTCAGAAGAATTAGCTAATATTTATGATGAAAGATATAAATATAGAAAACCTAAGAAAGATAAAAACTTAGATGAAAAAACAACACAGATAATAGACAGTAAAAGCATTGCTAATGGCTATAAATATGTAATAAAACCACCAGAAAGGCAAAAATCAGATTTAGAAAAAGTCAGTGAAAAATTAGGTTATAAAGCTCCTGTATCTCCATTATCAACTACTTTTTCTCCTCAAGTAAATGTTAATATGGGTGGAGTAACTATAAAAAATGAAGCAGATTTAGAAACATTATCTGAAATGACTAAAAGAAAGATAAAAGAAGAAATTATAAAAAATTTAAAGAATCATGTACAAACAACAAAATAAAGGAGATGATACTATGAAACCAACATTTATTTTATTAAAAAATTCTACAAGTACTCCTTTTTTCTTTGTGGTTCCACCTTTAGATTTAAAGATTGAAAGTGAGCAAGACACACAGATTTTTAAAATAATTGATGTAGGAGAAAAGGCATTAATAGGAAATAGAAAAGCTGAAAGAATTAGTTTTTCTACATTTTTTCCTAATCTTAAATCTCCTTTTTTTAATTATTTACTGTCTGCAACACCATCTGGCTGTGTTGAAACATTAACTAAATTAAAAAATGATAAAGAACCTTTAACTTTAATTGTTCCTGAATTCAACATATTTTTTAAATGCTATATCCAAACTCTAAATTTTTCTATAGTTGAAAGAACTGGAGATATAGATGTTGAAATAAGTTTAATTGAAATTAGTAAAAATAAAACACTGCTAGATGTAGCAAGAGGCTTACTTCAAAGGTGATAATATGGAAAAAGTAAAAATATATGTTAATGGAAAAGAATATAAAAATATTTTTATTCAGGTTATATGGAGTGGAGCAATTCATGGAACAGCTAGAAAGTTAGAAGTTGAGTATCTGGGAGATATTATAACTGAAATAGGAGATGAAATTGAATTTTCTTATGATGATGAAAAATTATTTGTTGGAAAAGTATTTTTTCATTCAAGAAAAGGAGATACTGATGTTAAAACATTCTATGCTTATGACAATTCTATCTATCTAAATAAAAATAACTTTGTTAAAAATTTCTTTAGAAAAAAGCCAAGTGAAATATTAAAAGAAATATGCGGAGAACTTAATTTAAAAATAGGTAAAATACCACAAGATGAAGTTACTTGTACTTATCCCGCTATTGATAGAAGCGGATACGAAATTATATTAAATGCTTACACTATTCAACATAGAAAAAATAAAAAGATTTATTCTATTGTAAGTAATGATAAAGCAATAGATATAGTTGAATTATTTCAACAAGTTATGCAATATGAAAAAGATGTAGATAATATAGCAAATGCAAAAGATATGCTAAAAAGTGTTGAAAAAAGTTCGAGATTACATTGTTTAGGAAATGTATTAATTCAAGCTGGATACAATATAGGAATACAAGAGCCACATACTGGACTTGTTGGAGATTTCTTAGTTAAATCAGATACTCATATTTTTGAGGGAGAAACTCATTATTGTAATGTTGAGCTTGCATTTGAAAATGTAATGGATAAAGCAGAATTTGAAAACAAAGAAAAAGTTAAAAAAAGTGATAAAACTAAAAAAAGTAAAAAAGCTAAAAAAGAGAAAAATAAAAAAGTAGATAAATTAGATCAACTGTTTCAAGAAGGGTGGGATAAGAAATGAGCGAATTAGGTTCTTTAATAGGTGAAATGATAGGACAAGCTACAAAAGGAACATCTATCATAAAGGCATCTGTTGAAACTCCACCACCAAATCTAACAATTAAATTTGATGGGCAAGTTATACCATCTGAGCAAATTTATTGCAGTAATTACTTATTACCTCACTATCATAGAGATTATATGATAGATGGAGTTATAGATGATATAAAAATAGACATATCTAACTATGACTATGATAACGATACTTCAGATACTATGGGACATAAAATTCCAAAATTGACA